ATGCCGGTGTGATGGATCGGCTGGGTCACCTGTATGAAAACCCAATCCTTGAGAAGGCAGAGAAGGAGCATGCCAAGCAAAAGAATGAGACTATCCATTGCCCTGATTGCGGCGAGGAGAACTCCATGTTCGCCAGGCGCTGCGTTGGCACCGTCAATTCGGCCCGCTGCGAGTATTTCTTCAGCTTCAAGCTTTGCCCTGACTGCGGCGTGAAAAACGATATCGTCGCTCGCGAGTGCAGAGGGTGCCATCGAGAGCTGATCAATCCCAACGAGAAGCTGCAGGGCAAGCACTACACTGACGCCGAATTGACGCCAGTTGTCAGCATGAGGCTCGAAGCCAAAGCGAATGGCATGTTGATGGTCAAATACTTGTTATCAGATGGCCGCGAGCCGGTGCAGTTCTTCTACCCCAATGCGGGCAAGAATCCGACGATGAATACGCGGATTTGGTATAACGGCATGGTCAAGGATCACGTCAAGGGCTCGCAGTGGCAGGGCAAGGCCAGGATGATGCGCGCGCCCGCTGCCGAGAAAATGTCGGCTATGTTCAGTCAGCCGATCAGCATTTCGGCGCGAGAGAATAATGGGCGCTGGACGATTGGGCGCAAGGTTTTCCGGGATTCTGGGCTGGCTGAGATTATGGATGAGCCGCTGGAGGAGAGCGAGGCATGATCACTATCATCGTTTGTGGTGGAAGGGGTTTCAAGGATCGTGAGCGTGTTTTTTCGGTTCTTGATCACATTCATGCAAGGCGAGGTGTCGTCAAATTAATCCATGGCAATGCATCTGGAGCAGATAAGCTATCGGGGGAATGGGCAAAATCCAAAGGCATTGTGGTTGTTCCTTGTCAGGCTGACTGGAAGGGTCTTGGGCGTAGAGCCGGACCGGTCAGGAATAAGCTGATGGCGACGCTTGGCGCGGATGGCGTGGTGGCATTTCCCGGGGGAGACGGCACTGCCGATATGTGTCGTCAGGCTGAGGCTGCAGGAATTCCGGTAATGGTTATTTCCGCATGATCCACATCTACGACAGCCACTACCGAGGCGAATGCCGAAGCGAGAGGTGCGAGCAAATCGACGCAATGACCTGGCAGGCATTCAATTATCCTGATCGCGCACCGCTGTGTTTCCACGTCGCCAATGAGGCTAGAGGTACGGCGGCCCACCATCATCTTCGTCAAAAGCAAGGCGTCAAGCCTGGCGTTCCAGACATCATCGACCTTTCATGCTCGGTGCCTGGATTGTTCGAGATGAAGCGTCTAGATCGAACCAAGTCCTCAATCAGTGGACACCAAAAGTCGTTTCTTGCTTCTGCAGATACAAAGGGCCATTTCGTTGCGGTCTGTTACGGATACGAGCAATTTCAGCTTGCATACGCCGACTACGTCAGGCAGTATGGCGGCAACACATAACGAGAAGTGAGGGTTTTGATAATGGCTACTCCAGAGCAAATCCATGCGGTACTAGTTATTCAGCGAATCTGTATGCAGATTAGCGCGCAAGGTAAATACGAGTTCCACACATCCTACTGGGGACATACTGACGAGATCAGTGCATGGGGAAACACCAAAGGTCGATCCTGCGATATTCCCGGCTGGGGCAGTCGGGATCATACCATCTATCTTGGCCGTGAAAATCTGGCTGGAAATATTAGAGATCTTTTTGATCTGGCAGGTGCCTTGGGCGAATTCCTTGAAACCGACGAAGACGGAATCCCAGTATGAGCATCATCGAAAACATGCCATCCACTGATTACTTCGCCGTGGATGCGGCAAGCAACTCAGGTCTTAAGCTGGTGCGCCGAAGCCCTGCTAATTTCAAGTATCGCGAGCCAGAAGACTTCGATACTCGCGCCAAGCAGATCGGCACCGCGCTCCATGCCGCTATCCTGGAGCCTGAGCACTTTGCAAAGCACTATCTGGTATCCACGGTCGATGATCGTCGCCTGGCTGAGTACAAGGGCCTTGCGAAAGATGTTGGAGGTGATCGCGTGCTGACGATTAGCGAGCATCGTCGCATCGTCGATATGCAGGAATCGGTCTACCGCAACAAGCGTGCAGCAGCGATACTTCAAGAGCCTGGGCGCCGTGAATTATCGGTATTCACCAAAGACCCGGTTACCGGCGTCGACGTGAAATTCCGCTTCGACTACAAGGGTGATGGCTTCACAGCTGCCGACCTGAAGAAGTGCCAGGATGCGCGCGGATCTGAGTTTGTGCGCGCCATCAGCAACTACGGCTACTACATGCAGATAGCTTTCTATATGGACATGTGGAAGGCTGAGACCGGCGAGGAGATTCGCGAATTCCCGATCATTGCCGTTGAAGAAAATGCACCGCACGGCTGTATCTGCCATGACCTCGACGAGGTGGCACTGATGCTTGGCCGTAAGCATTATCGCGAGGCGCTGAACACATATGCCGAATGCCTGGAGAAAGGCGTCTGGCCTGCTTATGGTGATGATTCGGAGCTGACCAGCGTTACCAGCTGGATGGCTGATGAGTTGTTTGATGATACTTCGATGGGAGGGATTTTGTGATGGGCGTTTCTCGTGATGATTTTTTGGCTACTACGCAAGCCAAGAGCGATCAGATTAATAGCGTAGATCTCTTGGGCGGCCCACTAACCTGCCAAATCACCGACATCCAAATGACTGGCTCAGCAGATCAGCCTATCTGCATCTACGTCGACGCCCACCCGCAGCCATGGAAACCATCCAAGACATCCAGGCGCGTGCTGGCGGCATGCTGGGCGGACAGTGAGCCATCTGAATGGGTTGGCCGCACAATAGTCTTGTACAACGATCCTACGGTCAAGTGGGCTGGTAAAGCGGAGGGCGGCATTCGCTGCAGCCATCTTAGCCATATTGATGGCGAAAAGACGATCATGGTCAACGAGACGCGCGGCAAGAAAGCGGCACAAAAGGTATTGCCATATCAGGCATCCGATACCCCTAAGGCAGCCCCAACCTACTGGCCAGATGACGCTTTCGAAAAGCAGGTAGTGCGCGCTACCGATTCAATCATCAATGACGGCAAGAGCGCGGATGGCATCATCGCCGCACTTGAGAAGAAGGCTCTATTAACGGCAGGCCAGAAGGCCAGGCTGCAGGCAATCAAAGCCCCTGACCCAATCCCTGATGATGAGCCGCCGCTTGAAGATTCAGAAGATCCATTCGCAGAATAAGCAAAGGGCCAATCGGCCCTTTCTTTATTGCGCTGCAACTAGGCGCCACTTGTAACCCATCCACTGAGCACGCCATCCTCCTGTAGTTGGTGGCGGCTTAAGCTCTACCGCTCCAGCAGGGACAAGCCAGTGCCCTTCAGTCAAGGGGTCTGGATCTGCTACCGTATCGCCTATATAGAAGCCGCTTTCGTCCGTCTGGTAAGCGAGTTTTTGCCCAGGCTCAATCTTGATAGGCATCAGTATTTAATCCAGAAGTTGATGGCTCGGTTTCTTGGGCGCGCCTCAGTGCCGCCGTCCAGGCTTGTGTATGCAATGGCGCCACCCGTGCCGCCATAGTCGTACGAAGCAAAGCCGCTGACAGTTACGCCGGATATGCGAGTTCCTGCCGGTGCGGGCACCTCGTAAGGGCCTGCACTGGGATCTGCCGCAGTGGGAGAGCCGTGTTGGTGAGCTAAGTTCTGGCTGGCCTGTGCGCTGGCAAAGGTGCGCCCAGAATCCACTCCTCTGGAGTCGTCGAAGCCGCGCAGGAACTCGCCCCGGAAGTCCGGCAGGCGGAACTGAGTGGTTGCCTCTCCCGAAGTGTTCCAGGTAGTGGACAGCTTATCGAACAGCCTGGAGTATGTAGCCCGCATTATTACGGAGCCATTGCACTTGAGCCATCCCGTATCCGGGACCCCGTTATGAGCCACGGCGATGACCGAGCCGACGGGAATGACGCTGTACAGCGAAGTACCAATGAGCCGCCAAAAACCCGTCGTGGTGGCCGGGTTATTACCAGTATTGGCATTGCCAAGGCTCTCATAATAGTTGCTATCGCTAGCTTTTACCGGCGCACCGGCGGCGTAGACGGCATCAGTATCCCAGGTCATAACGCCGTAGCGCTCTACATCTTGCAGAGCGCTGTCAGCTCGGTTCTGCCACCAGTTCTGCTCGCCTGCCTTCGGCGCATCTTTGTCGGCGCCGCCTTCCCAGCCGGTATCAAAGATCGATGCCCGCGGCTCAATGAAGCTGGCGTCGTTTCCAGGGTCGGTAGGGGTGTTCGCCCATACCTCGTTAAACGGTTCGCGGGCCATTAGGCGACATCTCCCGGCAAGGTGTAGTTGGCGTAATTATAGATGAGCGAGGAGGTGCGCTCGATCTCGTCGATGTTCGCGGGCAAGATAAAATAGGGGTCTAATCTTACACCTTGAGGGCGAGGGATAATCTCGAAATTATTGATCAGAAACGCAGTATTGGCATCAGGCTCGCGCTCGAGCCCTAGTTGAAAGCTCATATCGCCGTTATCTACCAGCGCCGTTACGGCAAAGCCCAGTATAAATTCGGTGAGCGAGATGATGCTGTCATAGGTGCCGTCGCTGATGTTTCTGGCTATCTTGGCCTTCACGAGCTTGCGGTAAAGGTCATTATTCAGTGGCGCATCTATGTTAAGGTCGCCGTTACCAATGTACGGCGCAACGTTGTAATTAGTATAGCTGTCGTTGCCCTCATAGCCAAATACCCGGCTATCGGTGATGCGCAGAATAGGGCGATCAACGCCAACGATGCGCCCGATCACATTCAAAAGCTCGTCGTTGACGGTATCAACGTCATAGCTGGTAAACAGGCGATAGATCGCTGGCTCAAGTGATGAGTTGGCAATATCGGGCACGATGAGCGCCCACTTTTCAAACGCCTGCTTGCCCCGGTATTCGCTGATGATCCTGGACTTGGCGAGCGCTGAGTGATCGAGCTGATCCATTACGACACCACTACGGTGATGTTGTCGGCGTCGAAGGTCGCCAGCTGGTTGTATGCTGGTTGTACCGGTGTCTGACTAAGCGACCCAGCGCTAGTGCCAATCGCCAGTGAACTTACGTAGCTGTCACCGTAAAGGCCTAGCACCTTGTTCACTGGCGTATAGAGGCGACCAACTGGAACCACCTCTCCGATATCATAGCCGCCCCGATTGAACCCTGTGGTCGTGCCGTCATCCTCGAAAAGCGTCTTCGAAGAGTCAGCAATGATCGCGGCCTTGATCAGGTCTTCGATGTTGCTGGGCAGGTTTCCGATCTTGGTAATCTGCACCCGCACGAAGACTGGAAGCGCAATCGCCGCCTGATAGGTCATGGTCGCAGTGTTTCCGGTGACGGGCGATGTAACGTCGACCTTGATCCCATTCGGCAGCGTATCGATCCAGGTTTCGGTATCTGGATTCCAGCGCGGATACATGCCAGCGCCAGGGTTTTTCTTGGTGTACATGGCATAGCCTATCTCGTCGGGGTCGCCACCATTCACTACCACGCCGATTGAATGTGGCGGCAGGCCATTGGCGTTCGTCGAGTCAAGATCGTTCTCGTATACCTTTACGTCGGTCACCCCGTCCACGTTCGCAATGGCCGCATACATGTTGTCGGCCATATTGCTGCCAGCCAGTGATACGGAATTTTCTCGGCGCACGCGAAAGGCAGCATTTGTTTCCTGCGCCTCGCCAACCGTGGCAGCCGCAGGATTGGTGACTGATGCCCAGCCAGCAATATTGGTGCCGATCACGCTAAGCTCGCCAGCCGCGGCATTGATCCTGCCTGATGTGGTGCAGGTGACGAAACCGGTAGCCGATCCGCTCACGCCGATGGCAATAGAGGCGTTTACCGTCCAGACGCTATTATCCGCCGCACTCCTAACCTGAGAGGTGCCTGACGGGATGATGGTGCCCGACGTACCCGTAACGGTTATTGGCGCTACCGAGTAGGTTGCGGCTTTGCGCTGGACGCCACTGATCTTCCCGATGTTGTTCAGGGCCTCGCCGGTAGCGCTGTCTGGATCATTGCTGCGATATGCCGCGACGATACCTTCATCCAGGTTGGTCAGCATTTCCGATTGAATGCCGATTACTTGGCCGTCAGGGCTGTCATTATCGATGTTCCAGTTGGGATCGATAGCGATGTATCGACCCTGAAGGTCGACAAGGTATTCATTCAGGCTTTTGCCAACGATACCGGTGGTGGTTATTTCAGCCATTAAATGATCGCCGCCTGAGTGAACGTCAGTTCAGTGGATTCGCTTGATGTGCTGATTATACCTGCTGTCACCGTCAGCAGTCTTGTAGTCGGCTCATAATCGATATTGAAGCTCGACATGCCCGCTACGGATGGCGCAAGCAGGATGCGGCGCCTAAGAATGGCTTCCTTCTGGCTCAGACTGCCGCCCTTGCCTAGAATCCCGTAGCGATTGGTATCCGGGAACCACGGCGTGCCATCCTGGATATTCAGGAACCATTCGCCAGTAAAGAATTTCAGGCGCGTGTTAACGTTTTGGGCCGCCTCCGCAGCCGATCCGCCACTGAAAAACTGGGTGCCGCTGGTGACGATATCGCCGCTTGAGTTCAGGGCTCTGACTGTCATGGTAGTACCGGTCCGCTAGTGCCGTTGCCGGACTGCACGTTAGTATGCTTATGCAGATATCCGACATCGACAAGGAAGTTTCTGAGGGCTGCCATTGTATCAACGTCGGCTGAGAATTTGGCAGGGCACAGCACGTTTAGCATGGTTCCGTTTATCTCCACGCTGCCATCGTCCTTGACCCAGACATAGGAGCTGCCATCGGCATTTCTCAGGCGAATGCCGTTATTGGCGAAGCCGCTAATGGCATTGGGCTTTGATCTAACCCCCGGGATGAAGAAGGCATCGTTTTGATCGTGCCTGCGCATCTCCGGCTTGATGGCGATACCGCCCTGCTCAACCCACGAATCGATGCACTCTTGCGAAAAGTGAATCAAGCCTTCCGTGCCGGCAACTATCTTGGCCTCCAGCGTACCGCTAGGGCCGCCCCAGAAATGGACTGGAACCTCTATAAGGACTGTTGGGTCTACGTGCGTGTTGTTGCGTAGGGCAGTCTTCAGGCCTATCTGCACCTGAGCCAACTGGGTGTCCGGATTAAAGCTGACCACGTAGCCTGGCGCGGTAGTCTTCACGTCCTTCATCAGCTCGCCAAAGCAGTTGCGCATCATGTTCGTGAAGATCGAGGTCTTCGTGGCGCCGAATGGATCTCCGCCAAAATCACTCATCGCGTAGACCTCTCTGCGATACTGTTGCGCTGCACGTCAGCAAGTCTGAAGCATGTAAGCTGAGTTTCCCATACCGCGCTGAAGGAGTCGCCTACGTGGTTAATTCGTCGAACCTGGAATACGCCTTCTCCGATACTTCGCGGGATATCGACGAAGTAGGCGCCGGAGAATGCAAACTCTGGAGCTAGCGACTTTATCTGTACATTTGACGCCAGTTTAACGGCAGGGTTTAGCGCGACACGAACATTGACCTCGCCATCACCCACGACCGGCGAGCCTATCATCCCGGTCTGCGCGCTGAAGACAAACATATCGCCATCGGCCTTGGCGCCTTTCTTGATGATCTTGGTTACGCCATTCTCGATAGCCCAGGAAAAATCAAACCAGCCTGCCATTTTGTCGAGCAGCTTATTGGGGGACCCCTTAAGCACCGTGCCCCTTGAGCGCTTTGGTAGCGCAGAGAATTCGCCATAGAATACGACCGGATTTCCAATCGCGGCGGCCACAGTGCGGATCACTTCTACAATCTCGGCCTCGGGAGCAAAGGTCCGATTAATGTGGGAGAAGTCCAGGCTTTCAGCGGAACTGCGGCAAAAAAGCTTGATGCCGTGCGTTCCCTCATTGGTGCCAGCGATTCGCTGATAATTGATAATCTGGCCCTTAAAAATGGTGCCGAACAGCTCGGGGAATCCCGCCTGCAGCGTTACCAGCCGATATTTTTCAAATATCTTCTCTTCGTTTTCCGTCGTCAAATTATAGACACTTATCTCGGCGTAGCTGACGAAGCCACCAAACTCCTGCTGCACCATGAAGGATATGCGCAGACCAGAAGTCAATGCGCTACGCAGATACCCGACATCGCTCGACCGGGATAGCAGTTTCGCGCGAGTGTCCTTGTCGATAGTCGAGTTGCCGGGGTTCAGCGAGATGTTCAGGTACTCGGACTTATTGCCGATAGAGAGCTGATACCGATATCCAAATAGCTCAGCCATCTGTGTATACCAACGTATTGTTGATTCCGAGGTTATCTACTGTCGCTTCATCGCCGATCAGCATGAGCGTGCCGTAGACGGTATCTTGCGGCGTTGGGTATAGGCCATGAAAAAGATTGGCGCCAACCGCAAGAGTGCGCCCGCTGGTTATTGCGGCGCCATCGCTGCTGGATATGTCTACCCGAAAAGTTTGGGTGCGCTCCATCCATTGAAGCTTCAGCGTCAGCAGGTTATCACCCATCTGGGCACTGAATACCTGAGCAGCTACAGGCAGAAGGGAGATGGTGTAGCTGGCCATCACTGCTCCATTAGCGGCACTTCGCCGCGAGAGATTGATGGGGCTGGCTGCTGAGAGTCTGCAGCTAACTGTTGCTTACTTTGGACCCCTGTTTGCACAAGCTGGGTGAAGACGGTGATCAGCTGGCGAAGCTCGGCGACGAACTCCAGTGCATCCTCATTCTGCGGTACCTGGCGCTTATCCAGGCGCACCAAGACCATGTTGTAGAGCATCGCATGACCATCGTCTAGGTCGAATGCCTCGCCGCTGATCATCAGCTGGCTTAGCGCCTCCCACGCCGCCTGCGCACGCGTCTCTTCACTGCCCGCAAGCAGATAGGCGGATATGCCGCCTACGAGCCCACCCGCAACACCGCCGATAGCGCTGCCAACAAGTCCGGCACCCAGATAGCCGACATCATTCAGGTCGAACCCAAGCTTAGTATTGCTGATCATGCCGGTAATCAGATGCCGATCAGGGTTCTTGATTCGGTGGTTATTGATATTCACGCCGAATTCTACGGGGAACTCGGTCAGTGTTACCGATTTGCTGGTGGCGGTCTCCATGGTGGCATCGAACTGGATACCGCCAATGCTGGGCGCCTTGCGAGAGAATAGAGTCAGGATTCCCATAATGATTATTTCTCGCTGCTCTGAATATCGGCTTCCGTCTGGCTGGCCATGTCGCCGACCTCTTCGCGCAGGATTTTGCGGATAGTACCTTCGTCGGCGCCGTGGAATGTGTAGGAGCGATTATCCTGCCGCAGACGCCGCTGACAAGTTCTTCGCCTTCACCACGAATGACGCGAACGTGCGCGATGTATCGGTCAGCACCGACGTTGTCACCCGTGCCGTCGCCCAGGGCAATCGCCGGATGTTCGCACTAAGCCACGCCACTGCGCCATACGCTGGCTTCGAGCTGGCCGCCGTGTTTAGCCGCGTGAACTTCTCCGCTGCTGATTCGACCATTACCGGCGAATTCAAGAAGCTGCCAGGCATCACCGCTGAAAACCTGAATACCACTGCTTATACCGCCATGAAGAACAAGGGTGCGGTCTTCTACACCGTTGTCGAAACTGGCGGCGAGCAGGATTCTGGCCGCGTAATCAACTCGCTGTCTACCTCCAGCTATGGCGAGTTCATCGACGATGTGTTCAACCTGGATGCCTTCGTCAACTATTTGCGGGTCGCGCTCTACAACGCATTGGCTGGTGCAACTAGCAAGGTAGCCCAGACGCCTGCAGGCCAAGTGGTGCTCATGGATGCCGCCAAGCAAGTAGGCGAGCAATTCATTAGCAATGGCTATCTCGGAGCGCGTAACTACGAGGACGCCGAGACCGGCGAAACCAAGCTGTCACGCGGTTATGAAATGTTGACCAAGGCCACCGACATCCTGCTGATTTCCGACGCAGACCGCGCAGCCCGCAAGTCCGCCCCAATTCGCATGCGCCTCTTCCGCGCTGGCGCCATCCACGCTGTTGACGTCGCCCTGTACGTCGAATAAGGAGTAACGCATGTCTCTCACTAACATGTCGGTCGACAACTGCATAATCGTTATCAGCGGTGTGGGTGTCGTTAGCGACTGGGGCCGTACCGATCCGCCCTTCACCTATGAGCAGATCGATGATAACGCCGTACTTTCTCGCGGTCTGGGCGGCAATGGCGTGCGCGTGCATCGCAAGAATCCGGGCGGTCGTCTGACCCTGAACTTGCTTCCGGGTAGCCCTCAGGCATTCGCCCTGCAGGCAGCGGTTAACGCCAAGCAGGAGATGTCTGGCTCATACGTGAACATCGACGGCCTTGAGGGCGCCGTATTCGCTGAGGGCGTGGTTACTCGCGGCAAGTCCATGGCTCGCGGCGGCCCAGGTTTGAACGAT